TTACTTGCCATATTTATTTAGAGCTTCTACCAGATTTGTTTTAGCTTTTTTTGTAACATGAGTATAAATTTTTAAAGTTGTTTCCGTGTCAACGTGGCCTACACGTTCCATTATTGCTTTTACTGGTACATTTAATTCTGCAAGTAGTGAAATATGAGAATGTCTAAAAATATGACTTGATATAGTTTTGTTTATTTTATTTTTACCTAGACTTTCATTAGCTTTCTTTAGAGAGGCATTAAATGAATTAACTTGAATTGGTCTGCCTGTTTTGCCAACAAATAGATAATTTGTTTGCTCTTTGAATTTTATTTCTCTTTCTAAAATTAACTCTTCGATTATTTTCACAGCTCTATTTGATAATTCTACTTTCCTGAATGATGCTAGAGTTTTAGGTAATTCTTTTGTAGCGTTTTTATAACCATTAGAATAATCCAGAGTCCCATTAACTAAAATAGCATGTTCATTTTTTACATAATCATTTATAGTAAGACTAATTGCTTCACCAGCTCTTAATCCAGTTAAATACATAAACTCTGCTAAACGACCATGATGGACACTTTGAAATGTAGAATAATAATAGTTTAATAATTGATAAACCTCTTTCTCTTCGAGGTATTTACTTTCTATATTTTCAAAATTTTCTTTTGTTAGTGGGGGTTTAACAACTTTCACTCTATTGATAGGATTTTCATCAATCATCCCCATGTCTTGTGCATAAGTGAAGGACATGTTAAGCACACTTTTGAATTTTTTCTTATACTCCCACGAATGCGGTAAATCATTAATAAAGTCTTGGAAAAATTTTGTATCTGTGTTTCTTATGAGTACATCAACATTCATATTGGAAAATATATATTTTAAAATTTTTCCGTAAGCTTTAACTGATGTTTTCCTAATAGATAATTGATGTTGTTGCCACCAGCTATTTAAGAGATTCTCTAATGATACTTTTTTTTGCTCTTTTTTCTCCATTCGATTATTAATCTTATCCTGTAATTCCATCATCGCTTGTTTTTTCGCTTGGTTAGACTTCGAATTAAGTGTAACTGAAACGCGTCGATATTTTTCTGTGTATGGATCTTTATATCGCTCAAAGTATTTAAATTTTCCATTAGGAAGTTCCTCGATCCACAATGTTAAAACTCCTTTCGAATGTATGTTCTCAAGTATTGAAAAAAGAAAAGCCCAAAGGCCATTCCTTTTACTTAAATAAATCCCAAAAGCTAAAAGTTGTTTTATTATATACTTTATTATACATAGCTTTCTTTGGGTTCTTAATGAAACCAGTTCCTTTTTGCCCATAACCAGGAATTACTGCTTTTTTAAGCTTACGTTTAGCTTTTCCAGTAGTACGAGCACTTATTGATTTTTTTATACTTGGTTTACGCATTCCTACTTTCATGTAAAACACGTCCTTTTATATATTATTTAAGGCATAAGTTATTTCCGAATCGGTAAAACCTTCATATAACAACTGGTCTTTTAATTTTTCTTTAGAGATATCCATACTTTCCATATACTCTTTAGCCTTATTTACTGCTTGTTTATTCCAATTGGTAGATATATTTTCTACTGCAAAGTTTGCTGCTTCATCAGAAAATTTTTCATACTGAAGTTGTTTATATAAGCTAATTTTTGAAAAAGAGCTGTGGTTAATATACTCTTCAGCTTTTATCTTTGCATTTGTGTATTCCAGAGGAACTTTACTAGATTGTGAGGAAGAAGAAGTTGTTTCTTGCGCCTTTTTATCTTTACCAGATAGTACATCTGCTAATAATTCGTCTAAATCATTACTATTTAAATCATTGTTAAAAACAAAAGTGACAAATTTATTATCATCTATTGAATTTTCAGATTTACTAGTATATTTTTTTGAATTATCTGGAATACTATTTTCTAAAACAAGAATTAAATCATCAAACTTTTTTTCTACTACGCTATTTGCAAGTCTCATAGTAGAAAAAATGGTTAGCGCAGAAGGCTGTTTTTCATCGGTTTTTGTGAACAAAGCAAAAGCAATCGGTGACAAACTTTCTTTAAATATTTCAACTTTTAGATTTTTTGATGTCAGATAGGAATCATACTTATTAGTAAGTTCATATTTACTTTCGGTCAATTCATTTAAATTAGATTCTATTATTTTTTTTGAATCTATTCCCAATTTATTTTCAGGTATTTTGGTAGTTTGTTTTTTTTCATGGGTTTCCACTTCTTTTGTTTTATCATCGTTACCACTGGCACTACAACCTGATATAAAAATAATAGGTAGTAGTAGTGAAGTTAAAATAACCCTTTTTTTCATTTTTAAAACTCCTCATTTCTGATATAATGTATTTATTGAATAATTCTCATAAATGAGGAAAGAGTTCCGTGTTGTAGCACGGGGCTTTTTTATTGTAAATTTGTATTTAAAATCATGACTGATAAATCATTAAACTCAAAAATTCTTCCTTTATAAAAATGGATATCACCAAATTTTTGCCGATAATAGGCGAGTACATTTTTTAGCGTTTCAACGTCTACCCCTAAAAATTCAGCACATGTGTAATGATTACTGAAGCCTGATTCTGAACACTTAATTAAATCATCCAAAGTGACTAATTGTTCTAAAGCATATTGTCTAGCTTTTAGTTCTTGTTTGCGATTTTCTAAACAATCCTGGTTTAATATATCGCCAAACGAAGTATCATGGTGACCAAGTTCTTCAGCTAGCACATTTCTTTTTTCACTTAGACTCAACGATTTTTCAATATAAATTCTACCATCACGGTACAACCCATAGCATCCAGTATATTGAAACAAATCTGTTTCAATAACTGGTGCTTTTTTCTGTACCTCTGACACCAACAGTTCATATTCGTTCATAAAATACTCCTGAAAATTATTCTTTATCATCTGATTCATCATCAAAAAGATGTTTGCATTCTTTTTGCTTTTTATCATAATCAGCATCCACTTTATCTAGAAATTGATTAATTTTAAATTTCTCTTCATCAGTAAATACTTTATTGGGATCTGGTGAATGCGCAGCTAAAGTATCGTATTTTTTCTTGTTAATGTTAACTACATTATTAGAAGCTTTGTTTTGTTGCACCAATTGCTCTTTAGCAGTCTCATATACAATTTTTTGTCTTTCTGGCTCTAGAATATTATAAATAGATTCTAGAGATGAAGGGTCACTGTTTTCTTTGTAAGTAGTATCGATATCACTTTTTTTGATTTTAAAATAATCAGCTATTCTTTGGATTACACCATGAGAAGGGTTTGACCTAAGATTCATATAATCGCTCATTGTTGATGGAGATATTCCGATTTCTTCAGCTAATTTTTTTTGTGTAATATTACTTTCTTTAAGATACTTTTTTATGTTAGTTGCTATTATCTTATTACGTTGTTTGTCTTCCACGATAACACCTCCTTATATTTCATATTATACGAAAAAATCGTAAGGATGTAAATATATAAATACGAAAAAAACGAATTTTATTATTGACAATACGAAAAAATCGTATTATAGTTATAGCATAGAAAGGAGGGATTAGATATGAAAACATTAAAAGAATTAAGAGTTGAGTATGGGTTGACTCAAGAAGAATTGGCTGACTTGTTTAAAGTGACTTCTAGAACTATTCAAAATATGGAAAAAGATTCATCCAATATAAAAGATAGTTTACTAAAAAAATATATGGATGCCTTTGCCGTAAAATATGATGATATTTTTTTAGGCAATGAATACGAAAATTTCGTACATTTGGAAGAAAAGAAAAAGTCTATTATTTTAACCTTTAAAAATAAGCAGTTAACTTAAAAATTCAAGCAACAAATAAAAAGGAGGTAATAAAAGAAATGTCACAAATCACACTAGCAAAGACTATCGAAGTACAGCAAGCGTGGATGGCAAAAGATGAAGCAATTATTTATTTTGGCTATCAGCATCACAAACCAACATTTCAAAAACTGCTGAGAGAGTTTAAGGAACATAATGATTTTAAAGATGGTTATAGACTCGTTACATCATGCATGCCAATTATTCATATTCAGAAATTTGATGAATTTTTGGTTTGGCGGGAAAAAAACAAGTATAAGCGAAACAAATAAACGTTACAGGAGGAAGAAAATGGCAGACTTAGTAATTATGAAAAATGAACAAGCAGTAACAAGTAGTTTACAAATTGCAGAGACATTCAATAAAAATCACCGAGATGTTTTAGCAGCAATTGATGATTTAAAAGAGGGGGTTGCGGAAAATTACGCAGACCTATTTTACGAAGATACCTACATTCATCCACAAAACAAACAATCCTATCGCCAAGTTGTTATGAATCGCGACGGCTTCACTTTGTTAGCAATGGGGTTCACTGGTCAAAAGGCATTGCAGTTCAAAATGAAATATATTGAGGCTTTTAATCAAATGGAAAATCACATCAAGGAACAATTAGACACGTCAACTTTAAGTCCAGAACTACAATTCATGAATAGCGTAGTCCAATCACTCGCAAAACAAGAAATCGCGAACAAACGTCTTGAACATAAGGTGGATAACATCACGGATATTATCGCTTTAAATACAACTGATTGGCGTAAAGAATGCCGTAGCTTGGTTAACAAGATGGCAAAAACACAAGGCGAGTTTGGTGCTTATCAAGAAATACAGACAGCGATTTATGACGAAGTAGATCGTCGAGCTGGCTCATCGTTGAAAACACGTTTAACCAATTTAAAAAACCGCATGGCTGGTGAGGGTGTTTCCAAATCTAAGCGGGACAAAATGAATAAATTAGATGTGATCGATAGTGACAAACGATTAAAAGAAATCTATTTAGCGGTTGTTAAAGATTTTGCCATTAAATACGGAATCTGGAAGGAGAATTAGGATGGATATTGAAGAAAAACGAGCATTAGGGAACTTTTTAAGTACTATCATTTCTGAAGAATCAGCTAACCAATTGGTAAATCTGGAAGGGCAAAAATTAAAAGATGTTTACTACACGTTGCAGGAACAAATGGAATACGAAGGTATTGCTCCTGAAGAACCGACAGTAAAAAGTGTTATTAATGAAATTCGGGAGTTACTAGAAATTACCCCAAGTGCTGATTTTGGGATTGAAGATTATCAAGACCTTATTTATCAAAAAGTAGATATGTTAAGTAGCATATTAGGTATCGAATAGGAGGGAATTTAAAATGAATAACGAAAAAAAAACAAAATATGACGAAACAAAAGAACATTACTTATCAAAATTTAAGCGAAATAATGACGTTGAAAAATTTGGTTTCTCAAAAGAAGCTGAAAAAGCTGGGAAAATAATTTTAGATGAACTAAAAAATAGAGACTTAACGTATGATGACGCATACGCAAGTCTCCAATGGGCATATAACAAGCTTCAATATGAATCAAATTTTATTAGTATCCGATAAATTTAGCATTGTTATTGAGTTCAATTGATAAAACTTCGAAGTTGTCATCAGCTAGCAACATAGAGTCTAGTCTTGTTCCACTTTCTAGGAAATGTACATTTTTTACTAGGGTAGTTACAGGTTTCTGTGATTCGAACTTCAAACTGTTTTCAGAAACAAAATCAAGCACTTTTTTTAGTAGTAAATCTGGACGCGAAAAAGCTTGTTTTGTAGAAAATATACGACTTTCTACAGAACTTCTCCAAATTGAAAAGAGTTCTGTAGCTAAACAACCATTAATCGTTTTTTTCTGAATATCAAAGTCATAGTCAAATTCTTCTAATGAAATATGCGTTTTACTGTCATTCAACGGCAAGAATTCAGCAGTTAAAAGTTTTCCTTTGTAATTCACAACCAGAGAAAATTCTTTCTTTTCATTATCTTTAAACTGCATCGCATAAAGAAGGTAGTATACGGCTTGTACTTGGCTTAAATTCATATTATCACCTCACTTTCATAACTAATTATATCAAAGATTATAACCAAAGGAGGATTTTAAATGTCTAAAGAAAATATCCAAGATAAATATCATGAATCTTTAAAGGAACGGAATATCACAGACCCATACAAAGAACTGGCTGAACGTCTCATCGGAGTCAAACAAAGTTAGGAGTGTCAACATGGCTTATACAATAGAACAAGAAAGCTGGATACTCAACCAAATCAAAAAAGAGCGGAAACAGCTACAAGACGACCGAGCAGCACTTAGAAAGTCAGAGCAACTAACAGAAGGAAAAGCCTATCAAATTGAAAAAGAACTCGAATTTTTAAGATACTTAGAGATTCAAAATAGAATGCATATTTAAGGAGAAATGAAATGAGAAAAATTTATAACTTAAGAAGAATTGCAGTACTGCTTATTGTTTTCGGATTGGGTCTGCTAGTGGGTGGAAACTTTAATCCAATCATCCAAAATGTGTATATTGGATTGTTCATTATTTGGACATTATTTTATGACTTAGCTCTTGAAGATAGAGAGGTAAATAAATGACAAGGAAAGAAAAACTACAGCAAACCAAAAAACTTGCTGATTTATGGTACCGGCAACAAAAAAATCAGATATATATAGCGCAACAAAAAGAGAGAAGAGGGATTTAGATGTTTCAAGCGGTTGGCAAAGATAGTTTAAAAATTTATGTTGTCGAGAAAACGAAAGCCCTGGTATTTCAAAATCTGAAAGAAAAATATCCAGACACTGCGATAAATAAGGCAGTATTTCCAGAAGCGTTATTTATCCAAGAAACAAAAAAGTGACTTCCGCCGGCAAGCAAAAAGTCACAAACAAAATTAATTGATAGGAGAATTATAGCATGAGAGTGGAAGTGGATTCAATGCAAAGAATTGTCTTAATTGATAATCATTCACCTTATGGATCACTGATTTTTGAAAAGGATGCTATTAATAATCATGTTGCTGTTTACCAAGATAGCGAAGATGAAGAAGTTAGATCAGTATTCGAAAGTTTAGATGAAAGTGCTTATTTTAAAAAAGTTGAATTAATTGAAGGGCTAGAAAAAGTTCTTTCGTTGTTGAAAGAGGAGGAACAAAATGAATAATTACAGTGAAAATTTAGAAAAACTTTTTGATGGGATGTATAAGCTGAAAAGCAAATTAATCCAACCAAAATTTGACGCAGAAGTGGCATACTCAACGAAAAAAGGTGGAATGAATTTCCAATATGCAACTCTTAAAGCAATTGAAGAAGCAATTAGAAAAGCTGCACAAGAATCTGAAATTGGAATTGATTTCCAACAAAATGTTGTCAATGAAAATAATGCGTTAAAAGTCACAACAATTATCACTCACATAAGCGGGCAGTATATCATTCATGGTCCATTTGAATTCCCAAATAGTGACACTAATCCACAAGGGCTAGGAAGTTTAACGACATACGCAAGACGTTACTCGCTTTCGGCAGCGTTTGGAATTGCAGCAGATAAAGACGATGATGGACAAACAGCAGCTGAAAAGAACAGCGATACTTCAAAAGTTGATTTGATTAGCGGTAAACAGTTAGCTACGTTAAACGATCATATCCGACAACTTTCTGAGTTATCGAATTCTGAACTTGACTATGTGCGGAATGAGCTAAGTAAAGAATTGAATGTAGATGTCAATGAAAATATGCCAGCTAGCATGTTCAAGAAAGCTATGGAAGTTCTGAAGCAATGGATACAACAATTCCAACCACAACCAGAAGAAAACATTACATGGGGGCAAAACTAATGACAAACGAATTAACAACAGAATTGCAGTTTAGTGTTGATTTTAAAGCCAGTGAAATTACCATTCAAAACGAAGTGCAGCTAGCTTCGATTGTCGACAGTGCTGTTGAACATTATTCAACAATGATTTTTACAGATGAGAATATTCCCGACGCAAAAAAAGCTAGAGCAGATTTGAAAAAAGTATCTGATTTACTAGAAAACCAACGAAAAAATATAAAAAAAGAATACAGTGAACCTTTAAAAAAATTCGAGGACAAAATAAAAAAATATACTGGTAAAATCAATCTAGTGCGCTCAAGCATCGATGAAAATATTAAGTCTTATGAAGAAACCGAACGCAATAAACGAAACGAAAAGCTTCAAGAAGTAATTGCTGAAATGTCTGAAAACTATGGTGTTGATATCAATGAATTTGAAATTTCGGATTCATGGTTAAATAAAACATCTTTCACTGCTAAAGGTGAATTAACCAAAAAAACTATTGAAGACATCGCAACAGTAATGTATTCAGCAGCAAAGGAAAAAGAGCGTATCAAAAACGATAAGCTCATTGTTGAAAATTATGCTAAGGCAGTTGGCCTTGACTCGTTTTCTTGGGTCGCATTAATCGATAAAGGGTCTACTGCACCAGAACTGATAAAAGAAATTGATTCCGCCGTTGCTTTAAAAAAAGAACAAGAAGAACGTGAAAGAGCAAAAAGGGAACACGACGAAGCCATTGCTGCTTTGAAAACTGAAACAATCAACAATAAAACGGTTGACACTGCGACAGGTGAAATCATCACGGAAAAAGCGCCAAAAACCAGCAAAAAACAACAAGAGAAAACAGTTACGTTAAGACTAACAGCAGAGCATCAAAAGTTAGTTGCTCTAAACAATTTTATTATTAATAACGGGATTCAAGTGGAAGTGATTGAATGAACCTAAACAATGTTTATTCTGCTGTTATTAAGAGTTTGAAAAACAACTCAATAACAGCAGTAATAAACGAAGCAATAAATATTGAACGATTAAAAACCATGTATTTTGATTATACAGGGCCAAGAGAAGTTGAAATAAGATTTATTGATCCGAGAAAATTTAGTGTTGCCCAACGTCGATTTATCTTTGCAATGCTAGAGGACATATTCTCTTTCACAGGGCAAGAAACGGAAGTGTTAAAGGAAATGTTCTATCTCAGGTTTGAAGCGTTACAAGGCTATGAAATTAGCCTCAGAAACGACTCAACGAACACAATGGACGATGCAACCATTTTAGCGAACATTATCTTGAATTTCATCTTTGAAAATAATATTCCTTTCAAAAAAGGGTACGACATTTTACCAGCAAATCAAGAATATTACTTTTATAAATGTATCACTAACCGAGTTTGTTGTATTTGTGGCAAAACTGGTGCAGATATTGACCATTTCGATAAAGCGCTAGGTCGACGCAAAAGAAAAAGCGTTGACCATACAGAATACACTTACGCTGGTTTATGTCGATGCCATCACACAGAAAAACACAACATTGGTATTACAGCATTTAAGAAAAAATATCATGTTAAAGGGATTAAATTAAATCAAGAAACAATAAAGAAATTGCATATTGGAGTTTAAATGGAAGGAGGGCATACGTTGTCAGATAAACAGAAAAAGCGTTATTACTGGCTTAAATTGAAAGAAAACTTTTTTGAAGAAGACACAATCGAATGGTTAGAAGAACAACCCAACGGAAAAGAGTACTGCTTAATATACCTAAAATTATGTTTGAAATCTTTAAAAACTGATGGGGTGTTAGTAAGGAACGTTGGCAGCATGTTAATCCCTTACGATGCCGAGACACTCGCTAGGGTCACAAATTCCACCGTCGACACTGTAAAAGTTGCGATGGATTTATTTAAGAAAATAGGACTAATACAGTTGCTCGATACTGGTGAAATATATATCAATCAACTTAATGAACTAGTTGGATCTGAGACAGAAGCAGCCAAACAAAAACGCTTGCAAAGGTCAAAGGTGGACAATGTCCCTAAATTGTCCTCTGAATGTCCTGAAAATGTCGCCCAGAGTATAGAGTTAGAGTATAGAGATAAGAGTATAGAGAAAGATAATAAAGAAGAGCCAAAGAAATCTCCTTGTAAATATTCTGACGAACATTTACGTCTTGCTCAAAAATTACAAAATAATTTAATCAATGATTTTCCGAGTGAAATGAAAAGAGTGAACATTGAAAAGTGGGCTGACACGTTTAGGCTAATCGAAGAACGAGATCAACAAACTATTGCAGCAATTGACTATGTTCTTGATTGGTTACCGACTAATTCATTCTGGTTTGGAAACATTAGAAGTGCTTCTAAACTAAGAACACAGTTTGAAAAACTAAAATTTGAAATCAAGAATGAAAAAGAACGTGGTCAACAACGAGCGGCTTACCAACGTCAAAACGTTAGGACTGAAAATTTACCAGAATGGGCAAAAGAACCAAATAATCAGCAAGAAGAAAAGCTATCGCCAGAAGAGCAAGCTGAACTTGATAGACAAATAAAAGAATACTTGGAGGGAAAATAATGCGAATTATCCTACCAATTGAACCAAAGCCACAAAGTCGCCCGAGGTTTGCAAGGCGTGGGAATTATGTCCAAACCTATGAAGATAGCGCTATGAGAGCCTATAAACAAAAGGTAAAAGCGTATCTACGAAAGACAAAACCAGAATTGATTGAAAAAGGGGCTATTTTTACGCATATTACGTTTTACATCGCTGCCCCTAAATCTCTATTAAGTTCTAAAAAGAAACGCTTAGAAGTGGAATTATAGTGGAAATATTGCGATAAGAAACCTGACTTGGATAATTATTTCAAAGCAGTCACTGATGCTGCCGAAGGTATTTTATATAAAAACGATGTTTGTCAAAAGTTGTACAGTATACGACCACGAACAGAACTAGAAATTACAAGTTTGGAGGAACAAGTGTAGTGGGTAAAACGGGTAAACAGATCAAAGAGAATTATTCGGTTAGAAAGCGAGTAAAGAAGATGCTTAAATTTAAAGAATTTAATATTCAATTATTCGACGTTCACATTTATATAAAAAGGCTAAGTAGTTTTAAAACCAACAAAAAATAGTATAAAAAAACTAACTAGTTTCCGCTAGCTAGTTATAGATACATTTTCATCTCAGATAGAGACAATTAATAATACATTACTATGAAATTTAAGGCAACAAAAAAAGCCAGCTGACCACTAGCTGACTTATGTGGTAGAAACAACTGTTTTCCGCCAGTTGTTCTTTAGGTGTGAGTTAGCACTTTCCCCAAATAAAGTGCTATTAAAAAGCCGATTAAAAATCGACAATAAATCTCTTGCAGAGACGTGTACTACTATTAACTGTTTACCAGAAGTTAATGTAGAAAAGGAGGAAATTTATTTCATAAATAAAATCCCCAAGAAAGTTAAAGTGATTATACCATTGAAAAATAGATTTGAAAATACTTTCTATGCCAAAAATATTTATTAGATGGAAAATAGCAAATGAATAAAGATGATGTGAAAGATGACGAATGGAAGATTGTAAAATATTGTAGAATTATTATTGTTTTCTTTATAGTCAACCAATAATTTGTTGACTACAAACATGTATGAGTGATGAATATTTTGATAAATAAATAGCCAGTCGGTTTCCGCCGACTGGCTGAGAAGTGAATAGCTATTGGAATAGTATTCTTAGTATAATTTATATCATATAGAGTCGCTGATGAGCAAAGGATAAGCATTACTTATATATATTTGGATAAATAAAAAAAGCTACTTAGTTTCCGCTAAGCAACTCTTAAATGATGATATGTTTATTATAAATTATTATACCACAAAAGGAGCGATTTCACTTGATTAAATTGCTAAGAGAAGTAGATTTTCGACAAACAAAAGCGAATGCCAGAAATGTGTTGAAGAACTTTAGACGTTTAGAGCGAATAGCTGGTCGCTCTTTGATAGATTTAAAATCACCAATTATTACAGATATGCCTAAAAGCCAAAGTCACGGGAATAAAGCAGAAGATTCGCTAGTACAATTAGCAGATGCAGAAGCAGAAAGAGACGCAATTTTATCTGCGCTTATGGCATTGAGCCTAACTAGCAGACAAATTTTGCATTATAGTTTCTGTGTGCAGGATCATTACTCTAATTACAAGATAGCTAGGGAAGTTGGATATTCCGAAAGAAGTATTCAACGCATGAAATCAGAAGCTTTAATTGAATTTGCTGAAGCTTATCGAAATGGAAAAATAATTGCCTATAAATAAAATTTTGGCGGTTTTTTGGCGGAAAGTTGGCGGTTTTTATACGAATTTGAGTGCTAATATAGTAATATCGAAAGTCAAAGAAATGGACACATTACACAACGCTTTCTGGTTTAGTCACCGTTTGATTTGACTTTCGATAGTCACTTGCAGACTTACGTTCTCAATAAAATGAAGTGAGGTGAATAACCTCCTCTTTTTTCTACAGGTTTGCAATGAATAACACTCTTGATCGAACTCTAGTTCGGGTGTATAATAAGAAGTATAATCCTTATGGTTATATCTGCTAGAAAGAAGTCGAGAAAAGCACTTGTTTTTCTGACTTCTTTTTGATTTAATTAATATAGCAGGTATAAATTAAATAAGGAGTGTTACAAATGAACATAGGTAATTTGAGAAATTTTATTTCAAATGTTGAAGCGGATGATAATGATAGTGTTGAAATGAAAATGATTCAAAAAATAGGGAACGGTATATGGAGTCATACTCCACAGTTGACTATAGCGATGAGGGAAGAATTAAAAGTTTTTTACACTGAAATCCTTAATAATAATTTTTTTGATTTAGAACAAAGTGAGTATAATCCTAATATAGTAATCGAAGGTTCACTACAAGTTTCAGATTTGACAAATGCTCACATCAATGAAGTATTAGCTGAAATAGATCTTGAAGAAAACTGTAATGATGATATGGGAAATGTAGATTTAGATAAAATAAATTATTACAGATTTAAATTTAATTATAATGGAAATAGTCTTTATATTTTTAGACGATTCACTAAAATGAAAAAAATTAGAAATGGTATTTTAGGTCGTTTTCAGGATAATACATTTAGAAAAATAGAGACTGATGATTTTTTTGGAATAGATCGTGATATTGATATTTTGTTATTTGATAATGAGGCACTGATAGTCAATCGCTTTGCATTACAGACTATTTTTAAGCTTAATGATTATTTTATTGAAAGAGCGACAACGGCGTTAAGCGAACTAGAAGAAGAAAACGTATTAGTAAATTTTGAAGACTTTAAAAATGATTGTTTAAATGATAAACTGGCAGCAAGAAGAATGACAAAAATCATTAATACCGAAGGTCGTTTGGAAGGCTTTTTACAGAATACAAGAAATTTGCCTGAGGTAATTGAACATTTTGATTTAGAAATAGAATTGAATGATAATAATCAAATCATATATAACGGAAGTAAAGAAGCACGAAGTCAGATTTTATTTTGCATATCAGATGCATATTATCAATCGCTTATACTCCAAAGATTAGGTGAAGATCCTTCATAAACAGAGGAAAGAGGTGAAGAGAATGAGGACGATACAGAAAACATTATTTTATATGTCTTCTTTTATACCACTTTATCTGTTATTGATTGTTCAAAACTTCAAGTTCAGAAATGAATCAGGAAAATTTTCTTGGCAAACGATCTTTGATCAAATTAATTTTTCAAATAAAATTATTACATTATTTTGGATTGGCTTAATAGTCATGATTATTCTATCATTATTTGGATGTGTTATCTTTTTTAAGATTTATGGTGCAAAAGAAGGTAGAAATGGTAGCATATCAGATGCAGAATTTGTTAGAGAAGACACTATGGGGTATATTGTGACATATATAATTCCGTTGTTATCCATGGATATAACAAGTTTGAGAAGCTTAGTAGTTAATTTACTGTTATTTATCATTATAGGGACTTTTTATGTTAAGAACGATCAGATATTTATGAACCCATTATATAATTTATTTGGGTATAATATATTTTCTGCTGAAAGTGGAATTTATATCACTAAAATATCCAAGCAAAAGTTGAAATTGTTTGCTAAAAGAGATGTAAAAGTTAAAAAGATAAATATAATGGGAGATATATACGTACTGAAAGAAAATGAATAAATTAGTAGCCATCGCTTATGTGGTGGCTTTTTATAATGAATAATATTTTGTTTTTTTATATCGGCGTGTAGCTAAATAGGTGATAGCGATTGATTTTTAATCAAGTACATGCAGGTTCGACTCCTGTCACGCCAATAAGTGGCAAAACCACTTAAATAAATTAGGAAACGTCAATAGATGTTTCTATCCTTCACGAGGAGGCATTCGCTTGTAGGATGTCTCTTTTTATATGCAAAAATACTTATAATTAAATCATCAGAAATACATGATAGATTATAAGGAAACATAAATATCAAATTTGTAAAGCATTATATACTAAAAAGAGAATTATATATGATCACAAGTGGCACTCTAAAAGTAGAAGAAATAAAAAAAAGTAACACTATGAAAAGTACTCAACCTAAGGTAAAATAAAACAAAGATACTTTGGGGGGGTATATATGAGTTTTGTATCGATTGCGGGTAATAAGAAATATATCAATGTCATGAGTGATGGTTTAGCAGTATATCAGGATGGGACAAGAGAAGAAAACTGGGAAAAATTTGTCAATTACGATAATAAAAGATTTATAGCTTTCGCAGGAACCGTCCATTATTGTCAAAATGTGGTTACAGAAGCTTCTAAATATTTAGAGTTACCATACAATCAATGGGTGAATCGGATTAAAGAATACGTCTCAAATATGCCGTATTCACAAGAAACGGGTAAAGCCATAATCTGTGTAGGTGGTAAGGATGGAACGTTAAAGTTTTCAAGTTTTTCAAATAAACCTGGGCAAAACTTTTATGATTTTGAATTAGTTGATGATAATATTCACTATGTGTTTTTAAGCAACATGGATGAAGAGGATTTATTGGACAAAAAGTTTATGGAATTTGTAAAGAGATATCGTTCTGCTAAATCAAGAGATGTTCTGTTAGCTCAAAGAGATTTGAATAATTATGTTTCAGATTTGAATCCAAATACTGTGAACAAAAATACTAGTTATTTTGTTTTGAAATGATAGCTATTATTTTATTAAATTGAAAGTCATCGTTTATACGGTGGCTTTTTCATATACAAAAAAACCGCTAATATCGAAAAATTAGCGGATAGGAAGTTATAGTAAGACTTGTTGAAAGAATTATGATAGGTAAATATCGAAAACAAAACTCAACCATTTAGATGAAAAGTGAGGTGGTGTTAATGGATGGCTAGAAAAAGAGATCCACGTCGTGACCAGGCTAAAGAAATTTGGTTAAAGTCAAACGGCAAAAAGGTTCTTAAAGAATTAGCTAATGAACTAAATGTTTCGGATTCTCAAATAAGGAAATGGAAATCTATAGATAAATGGGCTGATGAATTAAAAGGTAATGTTACCAATTCAAAAAGTAACGTTACCAATAAAGGTGGAGCGCCGCCTGGGAACAAAAATGCTATAGGTAACAAAGGAAATAAAACTGCCTCACCGCCAAAAAGAAATAAGAATGCGGTAAAAACAGGCGAATATGAAACAATATTTGCCGATATGTTATCTGACGAAGAAAAGGACATCTATTCTACAATGAATGATGATCCTTTTTTTATTTTGGAGGAAGAAATAAGAATCCTAAAAATTCGTCAATATAGAATGCTTAAACGCATCAAAGATGCAGAGGTTGACTTAAACGATGAAGAAGTTGAACGTTTGCAGCAGCTTCGGAAAGTCAAAGAGCCATCGGTGATTGATGGAAAAATGGTCACTGTCAAGAGAGAAGTTTTAAAAGATGTGCAAGTAACTCGTAAAACATTTAGAAAACTAGATGACATTTTGGCTATTGAGGAAGCATTGACAAGAATTAGCAATCAGTTAACAAAGGCTATTAAGCAACAGAATGCCTTGCTAGCAAATGATGCCAAATTACAATTATTGAAGGTTCAAACTGAAAAAGTTAAAGCTAGTTTAGATGCTACAAATGGAGACATGGATATGCCAGTTTTCATCGATGATATATCAGGTGATGAATATGAGTAAAAAATTATCTGAATTTCTTCCTAAAGCATTTCATACTACTTGGAAGATAGCATTAAACTCAAATATATTACATGTTGTTGAAAAAGGTGGCCGTGGGTCAGGTAAATCATCTGGCATAGCACACATAATCGTTCAATTGATTATGAGATATCCTGTAAATGCTGTGGCCATTAGATTTGTTGATAATACGATTGAGTTATCTATTTTTGAACAGATTAAGTGGGCTATTGAAGAACAAGGTGTGTCTAAGTATTTTAAAGTAAATAAAAGTCCTATGAAAATCACCTATAAGCCTAGGGGTAATTATATTGTTTTTCGAGGTGCACAGAATCCAGAAAGGATTAAGTCGTTAAAAGATTCAAGATTTCCATTTGCTATAGCTTGGATTGAGGAATTAGCCGAGTTTAAAACTGAAGATGATGTAAAAACCATAACTAACTCATTGCTACGTGGTGAATTAGCAGATGGTCTTTTTTATAAATTTTTTTATTCGTACAACCCTCCTAAGCGACGACAATCATGGGTTAATAAGAAATATGAATCTAGCTTCCAACCTGAGAATACTTTTGTTCATCATTCAACATATAAGGATAATCCATTCATAGCACAAGCATTTATAGAAGAAGTTAATGCCACGAGAGCTAAGAATCCGAAACGTGCTGAGTGGGAGTATGACGGCAAAGCTATTGGTTCAGGAGTTGTTCCGTTTGATAATTTACGAGTAATAAAAGGTTGTATAACTGATGAAATGGTAGCTAACTTTGATAATATCAGAAATGGTCTTGACTTCGGTTATGCTACTGATCCGTTAGCGTTCGTTCGATGGCATTATGATAAAAAGAAAAATGGTATCTATGCTATTGATGAGATATACGGTGTGAAAATTAGTAATAGGGAATTAGCTAAAAAACTACATGAAAAGGGCTATCAAAATGATGAAATTTTTTCTGATTCTGCTGAGCCCAAAAGTAATGCAGAGTTAGTAAATGAGCATGGTATCAATCATATAAAAGGTGTTAAAAAAGGCCCGGATTCGGTTGAATATGGTGAGCAATGGCTAGATGACTTAGATTTTATTTGTATCGATCCATTGAGGACTCCAAATATAGCTAAGGAATTTGAAAACATTGATTATCAGACTGATAGAGATGGTAATCCTAAACCGAGACTAGAAGATAAAGACAATCATACAATTGATGCCACACGTTACGGATTTAACGAAGACATGTGGGCGAAGAAAAAAACTAAAATTAGTAAAAATCAAAGAAACAAAATAAAAGGAATGTTTTAAAAAAAGGAGTGTGAAGTATGGAAAATGAAGAAATCCAAAAAGTTAATGAATTTGAACATGGATCGGACATCAGCTATTCAAGTGGTGTGAATGAAAATTTTGTTAGCTTTGGCGTAGAATCAAATATTCACTATAGATATAGTTCTGCAGAAGAATTGTTGGATAATACTGATGTTTTAGCAAAAATGATTGCGCACCATAATGAACACCAAGTTCCACGTCTACAGGTTTTGGATGATTATTATAAAGCGAAGAATACAAACATCATCAAAAATCGTCGCCGTAAGGAAAAAGAAAAAGCAGACCATAGAGCTGCTCATAATTTTGGAAAAGTTCTTGCAACGTTTGATGTTGGATACAATACAGGCAATCCATTAAAAGTCCAAATTAATAATAAAGCTAGTCAAGAGACCATTGATAATTTCAATCAAGATAATGACATTGACGGATTGAATGGAGAATTGTGGTTAGATATGGATAAATACGGCCGAGCTTATGAAATCATATATCGAGATGAAGATGACGTTGACTATGTTGATCTATGCAATGTTTTTGAAACGTTTGTTGTTTATGATACAACGGTCAAGCGTAGACCAATACTTGCTGTTCGTTATCCTAAAACTAAATTTACTATAGATGCAGACAAACAGTATATTCAACCGATAATTTACACAAAAGACAAAATCATTACTTACGCTGAAACGACTCTTGCTACGATTAAACTAAGTGATCCAAAAGAGGATTCTCATGATTACAAAGAAGTTCAGATAACTGAGTTTTCTCCTAATCGTTTTAGAATGGGATTGTATGAAGATATTTTATCTCAAATCGATTTGTATGATGCTGGACAGTCTGACACTGCTAATTACATGACGGACTTAAACGATGCGCTATTAGTGATTAGCGGAGACATTGAAGCAGCGGGTCTATCAACCGAAGATGCTATTAAGCAAAAAGAAGCGAACATTCTTTTACTTGAATCTGGCACAGATATCAATGGTAACAAGACCTCAGTGAATGCTAGCTACATCTATAAACAATACGATGTAAACGGCGTTGAAGCATACAAAGAACGAGTGAGAAAAGGAATACATGAAATATCTATGATTCCAGATTTAACAGATACAAATTTTTCTGGTGTTCAATCAGGAGAAGCAATGAAGTATAAAATGTTTGGTTTCAATCAAATGACGGCAGTAAAGCAAAGACTATTTAAAAAAAGTCTTGTGCGGCGCTATCGTCTTTTATTTAATCTGAAATCAAGTGTTTCTGAGATTGATAACTCCGATTTAAAAGGATTGCGAATTATCTTTACTCCTAATCTTCCGAAAGCAATTCTAGAAGAATTAAAAACATTGATTGACTCTGGAGCTGAGTTAAGCCAAGAAACAATTTTAGGTCTAGCTTCGTTTGTTGATGATGTTCAAGCTGAATTAGAACGTGTAAAAAATGAAAATAAACCATTAGATATTACTGATGAAGAAGTAGCCAAAACGAAAGTGAATCAGGCAAAATTTTTAGCTAAACAATCGGAAAAGGAAACCGAGGAGGAATGATTGAATGTCCTACTTGAAAAATCGTGAAGAATCTTGGATCAAAGAACAGATGAAGCTAGATCGCAATAGAGAAAAAGAAATTGTTCAACAGCTTCAAAATGCTATTGATGCGATTCAAACCGAAATTGTAGCTAACTGGGATAGATTTTCCAATGGCCAAAAGATTACGATTAGCGAAGCAAGAAAAATGGCTAATAAGATGGACGTAAAACGCTTTGAGAGAAAAGCAAAGGAGTATGTAAAAAATAAAGACTTTAGTCCACAGGCCAATAAAGAATTGAAAATCTATAACTTAGTAATGCGAGTGTCTAGATTAGAGCTATTAAAGTCTCAAATTGGCTTAGAACTAATCACGTTGTTTGATGAGCTAGATAAGTGGGGATATTCTCAGTTATCTGAAGCAGCAAAAGATGAGTATTTAAGACAGGCGGGAATACTAGGCGAAACCGTTAAAGAAAATTATTCGTCTAAGGTTAGAAAAATTGTTAATGCATCATTCAAATCAAGTGAATTCCCTTCGTTTAGTGATAACATTTGGCAAAATTTTGTTGAAATGAAAGCTGATTTAGAAAAAATAATCACTCAGGCAATCACTCAAGGTAAAAATCCAAGAGCAGTAGCAAAAGAGATGGCAAAATTTTTAAAGCCTAACCAATTAAATATAAGATACAAGCTAAATAGGCTAATGATGACTGAAATATCTGGTGTTCAAACAGATATTCAAAAGCAAAGTTACTTGGATGCAGATATCGAAGAATATGATTACATTGCAGAACCGTTTGCTTGTGAAATATGTAAAAAAGTAGCTAAGGGTAGTCCTTATAAAGTACTAAAGATGAAAAAAGGAATTAATGCTCCTTATATGCATCCTCATTGTAAGTGCTCTACTGTCCCTAAAGTTAGTGAGGATTATGAGAAGTCGCTGAAAGAAAGAGGTTTGTAAATGGATAATCTATATAAATGCAATCAATGTCATAAACACACTCCTTTAATTAGAAAATCTGAAAATATCATGAAGGATGTCGAACACCATTATGCTGAATGTGCAAATTGTGGATATAAAGCGACAATTATGTATATGAATACCGAAATCAAGTTATTAATGTATGAACAAAGAAAAACAAAATTTGGTACAAAAAAGAAAGGTAAATTGACAGAAAAGCTAAACAGATTAATTTCTGAATTAAGAAAAGAAGTCGAAGAATCACTTTAAAATTATGACAGAAAGGTGTGATTCTATGAATGACGATCCTTAAGATTATTTAGATGCTGATTATGAAGAATATTTAAGAAAAGAGGGTAAAATGATGGATTCACAAGAATTTATTGATAAATGTAAAGAAATTGTTTCAAATTATGCAAACAAACACTTGGATAAATCAGATCAAAAAGAAATTACAAAAAAAGATGTTTTTGTAGTTTGGAGTTGTAAAACATTGCAGAATAACAAAGCTCTATTAAGCACTAATTTACTTGATGGTATGTATTATGAATTAACATTAAACGGCGACAAGCAAGAGATTTATTTTGATGCATACAAAAAATGGGAAAATAAGGCAATTAAAGTCTAACAAACGTTAGGCTTTTTATATTGCCTTCTTACTGCTTACAGGCACTAAAGAGAAAGCTGTTTCGATTGATAGGCGTAACTTATCAAATATATCGGGTAGCGGCGTAACCGTGGAGGATAATCATGAAAACAAAAAAACTATTATTGCCAATGCATTTACAATTCTTTGCTGATAATCCAGATACTGGTACTGGAGGTACGGACCAACCGGCCGGAGGTCAAGAGCAAACACCGCCAGTAGATAGCGGCAAAGATAAAGGTAATGAAAAAACGTTTTCTCGTGGTGAAGTAGCAAAAATGATCGCTGCTGAAGTATCAAAAACAAAAGAAGCTTGGGAAAAAGAGCAACAAGAAAAACAAGCAGAAGCAGAAAAACTGGCAAAAATGAATGCTCAGGAAAAAGCTGAACATGAAAAGAAACAGCTAGAAGCAAAAATTGCGGAATTGGAACGTAGTCAAGCATTAGTTTCCATGTCAAAGGAAGCTTCTAAAATGCTTTCAGAGGCTAGTTTGCCGCATGACGATGATTTGCTAGGATTGATTGTTTCAGATGATGCAGAAGCTACAAAAAAAGCTGTCGCTATTGTTACGAACTATGTATCAATGATTAAGAAAGAAAATGCTCGCCAAAAAACACCAGGTGAGGGTGGACAATTTTCAACTGATAAAAAAGAAACCGAATCAGTTGCAGCTCTTGCAGCAAGTAAACGAATTGTAAAATAGGAGGAAATATAAATGAAGAAAAAACAATTAATGAAAATGGATATTCAAATGTTTGCTCAAACATGGAATCCAGACAACGTCACTGTATTAGAGAAAAAAGATGGAACAATTCCAGATAAGTACAACACTTTAATTTTAAAAGATGTGATGGAAAATTCTAAGTTAATGCAGTTGGCTAAATATGAAGAAATGGACGGCAAAGAAAAGAAATTCGAATACTTTGCAGAAGGTCCTGGGGCGTACTGGGTTGGTGAAGGCGAAAAAATTAAAACGTCTAAACCTAAATGGTTAAACGTAACGATGACTGCGAAAAAAATTGGTGTTATTATCCCAGTTTCTCGGGAATATTTAACTTATAAGATGTCTGATTTCTTTACTCAAATGCAACCAAAAATCGCAGAAGCATTTTATAAGAAAATTGATGCGGCTACTATCCTTGATAAAGAAAATCCATTCTCTCAATCTATTGAAAAATCTGTCATTGCAGCTAGTAATGTAATTGAGGGCGACTTGACATATGACAACATTTTAGCATTAGAGGATTTGCTTGGAGAAGGTGAATACGATCCGAATGCTTTCATTTCTAATCGTAAGAATCGTACAGTGCTACGTGAAGCAAGTAAAAAAATTGGTGACACAACTCAATTTATTTATGATCGTGTCAGCAATACTATTGATGGACTACCTGTAGCAGATCTAAAATCTATGGATAAGGGAAACCTTTATACTGGTGATTTTGATTACTTGCGCTATGGTATCCCATTTAACATTAATTTCAAAATTTCAGAAGAAGCTCAATTATCTACTTTAACGAATGAAGACGGTACGCCTGTCAACTTGTACGAACAAGAATTGGTTGCTTTACGAGCTACAATGGATATTGGTTTCATGGTCATCAAAGATGAAGCATTTGCTAAGATTCAAACAAAAGCTGCGGGGGAGTAACTAGCCCTGTTGTCGGAAAAGTAACACCGACAACAAATGGGGCGACAATCGAACTAACTTAGGTGGTGTTTTGATGTCAGAGATAGCAAATGATGTAAAAAAATTATTAAATGGCAGTCTTGATGAAAAATTAGAAATCATTGAAAGACGTACAAAAGATCGGCTTCAAAATATATTGAATGTCATTGAGTTACCAAAAAGTTTTGATTCAGTTGTATATGAAGTCACTTTAAAACGATTTAATCGTATTGGCCAAGAAGGAATGCAATCTTATTCTCAAGAAGGTTTATCTATGGCATTTCCAGACTCTGATTTTTCTGAATATCAAGATGAGATTGAAGAGTATAAGAATAAGGAAATAGAAGAACTTTATAAGCCTAAACGTGGGAGGTTTACATTTTCATGAGATATTTAGATGAAATTACCTTTGTAAAAAAATCTTCAGAATCGCATTATGATCCAAATTCAGGTGAATGGATTGAAGAAGAACCGTTTAGAAAAACTGCTGATGTCAATGTAACTGATATTGGTACAAATCGTTCTATTACTATTTTCGGAAGCATTAAAGAAGGGGCTAAGGTCATTAGGACACAGCCCCTTTTCGTTATTCCAGAATTTGATTACATTGAGTTTGAGGGTAAAACTTGGGAAGTTATTACAAGTAGAGTTCCTGCATTAAGAAATAGCTTGATTATTCAGGAAGTGACTATTGATGGCAAGAAGTCAAGTAAGAATTAATGGATTAGCTGGAATTTCTAAAAAACTAAAGAGAAATGCTCAACTTGATGATGTGAAAAAAGTTGTTAGAAATAACACAGCAGAATTAACCGCCAATATGCAAGCTGAAGCCGGAAAAGTGTTAACTGGACACTGGGAAGGTAAAAAGTTTGTTAAACCAACTGGGGCAACAAAAAGAAGTATCATTATGAGGCTTTCGAACAATGGTTTTTCTGGGCATACAGGACCAGGAACGGAATACGCACCGTATTTAATAAACGGTACGAGATTTATGGTGAAACGTGATTTCTTTTTACCGCCGCTGAAACAACAAAAAGTGAAATTTAGAACGGACTTGGAAAGGTTGATGAAATGATTAAAACAAGAGATCAATCAATCTTCGATGAAGTGTATAAGAAGTGTCAATCACTGGGTTATGAAACCTACGATTATAAACCTATGAATGATGTAGGTTATCCATTTGTCGAATTAGAAGATACTCAGACACTGCACCAAGCCAACAAAACTGATATTAAAGGTTCGGTTACATTGAATCTATCTGTATGGGGATTGGCAAAAAAACGTAAACAAATATCGGATATGGCTTCAGCAATTTTTGCTGAGGCTCTATCTATTTCTGAAACGGAAGGTTATTATTGGTCGCTCAATATCCAATCAAGCGGTATTCGGTTAGTAGATGACATTTCGACTAACACACCATTGAAGCGGGCAATGATATCTTTAGAATTCAAAATACTATAGAGAGAAGGAATATAAATGGCTAATGAAGCAAAAGTAGCGGCTAAAGGTATTGATATTATTTTACTTTTCCGTTTGTTAAAAAAATCAAAAGAGGAAGCAGCATGGAAATTAGCTTTCCAGACAGAACATGAAAATACAAAAACAAAAGATAGTGACTCTGTGACCACTAAAGATGGTCCGATTCGCATCCCAGGATCATTGGAAATTGATTTTTCGGCAACATCTATTTTATCAGTCGGTGATCCGTATGTTGACCAGCTAGAAGAAGCTTTAGACAATGACGATATTATTGAAATCTGGGAAATCAACAAAGCAGAAAAAGGCACAGGAGATAATGCTGACAAATACAAGGCAACCTATTACCAAGGATACGTAACATCATTTGGTAAATCGCCTAATGCTGAAGACACCGTAGAAGTTTCATTAGAATTTGGTATCAATGGTAAAGGTGCAAAAGGATTTGCAACATTAACTGCTGATCAAGAAGAAGTAGTTCAATATGTCTTCAAAGATACGACTATTGAAACAGATGATCCGGGAAAGTAGATAGCCCTGTTGTGGGTAATGTAACTCCTACAGTCGATGGGGCATCTATTGAATTAAGCTAAGAAAGGAAAATTAATATAATGGATACTTTTAAAATTTATAAAGGCCAAACCGAAGTTGTTTCCGGCACATCACCTTTAACTATAACAGGAATGGAACCTGACACCTCAGTGCCGGCTGGTGAGTACCAAGTAACTCGTGTTGTTAATGGGAAAGAATCAGAGCGAGTAGATATTCCAGCTTTTAAAACATTGTCTATTGCTGTAACTGGCTTAGAGTTTTCTCCTAAAACATCAACAGCAGATGCGGGTACTGCAGGTAGCCGACAAATCACAGCAACTGTCTTGCCTGAAAATGCAACCAACAAAAAAGTAACCTATAAGATTACGCCTGAAACAGAAGGTCTTGCTGTCTCTGAAACAGGAAATATTACTTGGACAGAAGCGGTACCGGCTGGTGTTTATACCACAACAGGAACAACAGAGGATGGTAAAAAAACAGCTCAACACACCTTAACATTGAATAATCAAGCTTAAAATAAAATTTAGAGGGCAGCTTAGCGGCTGTCCTTTTCTTATGGAGGAAAAGACATGCAAATCGAAATTAAAGGGAAAAAATATAACTGTATTTTTGGAGTCAAGTTTATTCGTGAATTGGATAAGCAGCATGGGGTAGTTCGTAATGATGTGAATCTTGGTATGGGACTAACAACATTATTACCGCAGCTAGTAAGTGGAAATATCGTTGTTCTATCTGATGTACTTTACACAGCTACCATTACGGAAAAAAGTAGACCTTCTAAGGATGAAGTAGATGAGTTTGTTGAAACTGTTGATGATATTGAGGCGTTATTTGATGAAACGTTGAAAAACTTAGAAGAAAGCAATGCGGGAAAGTTAACGGTCAGAAATTTCAAGAAAGCTCTGATGGAGAACAAGTAAGAGAGGAGCTAACCTCAGCTGAAGCTTATGAAAATATTCTTATTAATTGTTTTCGTTACCTAGAAATTACTGATTTATCAAAAATCGAACGAATGACTTTGTATGAATATGAAGTTAGGCTATTGTCGTTTCAGTTAAAAAGACTTGACCATGAAAGAGACCTCTATCTTCAATCTTGGCTAAATAACCAAATTAAGGCGACTAAAGGTAAAAAATCTGAACCTTATTATAAGGAATTCAATAAGTTTTTCAATTATGAAGAACGAGAGAAGCTTATTTTGGGTAAATCATTAATTGATGAAAAAGTTGATATAGGAGCAATAGATTTATTAAGAAAAGCAAATAAGTAGGAAAGGAGGAAAATAATGGAATCATATTCAGTCGAAGCAATACTTACTGCCACTGATAGAACGTTTAGTAGCACGATGAGTAGCGCTGAACGTTCTATGGCTGGTGTAAACAAGCAATCTGGTGAGCTAGGGGATGGATTGGATAAAAGCACCACTAAAGGGAATCAATTAGGCAAGTCAATTCTTAGTATTGGAGCAGGTGTGGGTGCCGTAAAATTAGTGTCTACGGCCGTAAATATGGTTAAGGATTCTGTTGAAGGAGCTATTAACCGTTTTGATACGTTGAATAAATATCCTGTAGTTATGAAGGCTCTAGGTTACTCAACAGAAGATGTAGATAGATCAATGACTAAGTTAAGTGATGGAATTGATGGGCTTCCTACATCGTTAGATGAAATCGTATCAAATACGCAACAGTTAGCAATTTCAACTGGTAGCTTGAGTAAAGGAACTGACACAGCTATTGCATTAAATGATGCCTTTCTTGCTTCTGGAGCTTCAACTGCTGATGCAACTCGTGGTATGCAACAATATATTCAAATGCTCGGTAAGGGTGAAGTTGATATGCAGTCTTGGCGAACATTACAAGAAACAATGCCGATTGCGATGGATAAAGTTGCTAAGTCTTTCAAAGAACAAGGTGTAAACTCAGTTAACCAATTATACGATGCCTTAAAAGAAGGAGATATTACATTTAATGAGTTCAATAATCGTTTGATTGAGTTGGACAAAGGCGTAGGTGGTTTTGCGGATTTAGCCAAGAAAAACTCAAAAGGTATCAAGACCTCATGGGCAAATATTAAAACAGCCACCGTTAAAGGTGTAACTACAGTTATTAAATCATTTGATGAATTATCCAAAGCAGTGACAGGAAAAAATATTGCCGAAAATTTGGACTCTTTAAAAAATGTAGTGAATATAACTTTTAAGGCAATTGATGCAGCGATTCAATCAACTATTCCATTGATGAAACTATTCGGAAAAGCAATTACGTCAATAGGTACAGCCTTAACACCATTACTACCAACAATTGCCAGTTTTGCTGCTACCTTCACAGCATTGAAAGTAATTCAGCAAGTGACAGGCTATATAAAGCAATCTGAATTGGCAATCAAAGCTTATACAACCGCAATAAGTTTATACAATGGAATATCAAAACTGGCTACGTTATCTACTACAGCACTCGGAAGAGCATGGATGTTAAACTTAGCAGCCGATAAAGCCAATTCTGCAGCAATAGCAATAAAAACTGGTCTTTTAGTGGCGCAAAATACAATCGTTGGTGTTTTGACGGGAACAATTAGTTTAGCTACAGTAGCTACAACTGTTTTTAGTACCGCTATGAAATTGTTATTGGGCCCTATTGGTTGGGTAATAGCCGCAATAGGAGGACTAGTAGCTGTAGGGGTAAACTTGTGGAAATGGTTAAATAAGGAAACTGAATCAACTAAGGCAGTTAAAAAAGAGCAAGAAAACCTTATGAAAACCACAGATGACTTGATTAAAAAGAATCAAGAACATGCACAATCCCGAAAAGATGAAGCTATTGAGTTAGAAAATACTAAAGAAAAATATAATTCAATGATTTCTGAAATGGCAACGCTCGCTGCTAAAGAGAAATTAAGTAACAGCGAGAAAAAACGTATGACAGAAATTGTTGAAGAGTTAAACGGTAAAATGACTGGTTTAAACTTAGTTTACGATGAACAAAGTAATAAACTTTCTGAAATGCCAGGTAAAATTCAACAACAAATGGACGCATATAGCGCATTAGATAAAGCTTCTCAAGCTCAAGAAGATATCAATAAGATGTTGCAGCAAAGAAATGACAATGAAGCAAAATTAATGGAAATCAATGCAGCTAGGGAAAAATGGAATCAGACGTTAAAAGAATCTGGCGGGAATACAAAAGAAGCTCGTGAAAATATTGAAAAATTGGGCGAGCAAGAAAAAGTTTTGATGGGCGTTCAAGAAGATTTGAGAAATGATATTATAAATACTGCTAAAACACATGAATCCGCAATCCAAACAGCTAGTCAAGCTGTAGCAAATGGAGTTTTAGAGCAGACAGTTTCTTACTATTCATTGAAGGGTAAAACAAAAGAAACAATGGATGCTATGCGGGCTGAATATTCATCGCTTGAAACAAAAGTGGGTAGCGCCTTTGATGTTATTGAGCAAAAGCAGGCTATTTCAGTTGATCAGATGGCTGCTAACTTACAGAAGAACCAAGAAGCTGTTAGCCAATGGAGCACTAATATTGCTACGTTAGCACAGCGAGGGGTAGATGAAGGGCTTTTAGAGCAACTAAGGAAAATGGGGCCTGAAGGTGCTGCCCAAGCAGCAGAATTAGTTAATTCTTCAGATGAACAATTACAACGCTTAAATGATGTCTATCGTAATACTGGTGAAACTTCCATGAATGCGATGAAAGAAGGCTACCAGTTAGGTAAAAATGGTGTTAATGATGAAATAGCAAGCCTCATCCCAACCCAAAAAGATACATTAATGACTCAGATTAAGAGCACCGATTTTAGTAGTGTAGGTAAAAGTGTTACTGAAGACTTTAAAGCAGGAATTGAGAATGGTAGAAATGCAGTAGCAGAAATGACCAAAGGAATTGTTCCACAAATGGGAACCGATATGAAAGGTGAAGTTGAAAAGGCTAATTTCCCTGATATAGGTAAAGCTATCCCTCAAGGTCTAGAGAAAGGTATTGGAGCTAACAAACAATTACCTGTAAAAACATCTAATCAAATGATTGATGATGTTGTTTCTGGTGCCAGAAAAGGTTTAGATTCTCACTCTCCTTCTCGTGTATTTCACTCAATTGGTGAAGATGTTGATTCTGGATTATCAAACGGTATCGAACAAAACGCAATGAATCCAGTAAGAGCTGTTGAGTCTATTGTTGATAAAATAATTTTTGCAATGGATAAATTGCCATCAGAAATGAATTCTATCGGAGCAAATGCAATTGATGGATTGACTAATGGTATTAACGCCAATGCTAATAGTGCTTTAGCTGCAGCAAGAGGTGTGGCAGATCAAATTGTAAGTACAATGAAAAGCGCTATGGATATTCATTCTCCATCACGTGTAATGCGTGACGAAGTAGGTAAAATGATTCCAGCAGGAGTAGCGGTTGGTATTGATAAATATTCAAACTTTGTAGAAAAATCTATGCAACGACTAAGTAAAAAAGTAGCCATGCCAGCGCTGGATAATTTAAATTCAAATCTGTCATTTAGTGGCGGAACACAAAGTTTAGCGTTTTCTGGAGATGTATCTTCAAAATTCACTGTGGAGGTACCTGTTATTTTAGATAGTACAGAGGTTGCAAGGGTTATTGCTAAACCAATGAGTAAAGAATTGCAGAATCAACAAGATAAAAAGAATGTTTCTTTAGGAAGGAGGCGCTAAATGTTATACAACTTTATTGATGTAAATGAACAACAAACAAAAGCCTCTTTGCCTTCGGAAGCCATGAATTTTAATGGTTCCTTTTTAGAAGATTTAGTTCCAGGTTATAGAACATTATCTGTTGTTGGAAGAGAGTTAGCTCCTACTGAGATACAAAGCTACCAGTTGGGAATTCGTGATGGAATGCGACATGTTTATGCTCGTATTCCGGAAAGAGAATTAACAGTTAAATTCAAAGTTGAGGCTAACTCTAACGAAGCGTTTAGGGATTCTTTTAACAGACTAAACGTTGCTTTGTTTACAGAAAAAGATGTACAGATTTGGTTTAATGATGAACCAGAAATGCTTTGGTCGGGTAGTAAATCAGACGTTGATGCAGTTCCTGAGGGATTGAATCGAGTCGTTGGTACATTTACAATTTTGTTGAACAATCCATATAAATATACTCGAAGCGATGCTACTAGTGTTATGTGGGGTTCAACAGAAATAACGTTTCAGGCTAACTATCTTATGGGTAATACTGGATCAGGGGCTGTTGACTTACCTATTGTTATTGAAGGTGGGGCGTATTGGGGTTCAACCATGATTACTTTTCAAAACCGTTCCTATCTAATGGGAGATAATGGTCAAGAAGTGAAGCCGATTGAAATATATCCAACTGTCGAAGGGTTAAAAGTAAAACCGATTATTACTATAAAAGGTACTGGTAGAGGCGTGTGGATAAAAACTAGAAGTGATACTATTGATATTGGTGATTTTGATAAATCAGAAATAGTGATTGATACAGAACAGTTTAATATTACGAAAAACGGGAAGCCAATGATTCGTCCTATGAACGATTTTTATATTTATCCAAATGAGCCACTATACATCCAAGCGAAAGATAGTACTTTTAATCTAACTATTCGATATCCAAATCGTTTCTTATAGGAGGTGTTGCTAAAATATGTTGATGGCAATGGATTTAAAAAGAGAATATACGGCAGTTTTAGATAACGCTTATAATGTTGGATATGAAAAAATTGAAAACCAAATAGGGAATCTAGAATTTTCAATGCCGTTGGATGATCCTAAAAATGAATTTTTGCAAGAAATGTTATGGGTTGAACTAACAGATAATGAAAATGAATATATAGGATTATACCGTGTTATGCCTTCAACGGTTCGCAAAGATGCTAGTAACAATTCAATCACGTATACGGCAAATGAAGCTCTGTGTACTTTGCTAGACACAGTTCTTTTTGGTTATCATGAACTAGTGAATCGAAAAACGGTTGATGTTATTAACTATCTTTTGAATAAACAAAGGTCAAAACACTGGGTTTTAAAAAAATGTGAATTCACTCGGTATTTTAGTTATGCATGGGAAAATGAAAATGGTCTCGCTGATGCCTTGTTTAGTATTCCTCAAGCATTTGATGAAGACTACATGTGGCAATGGAATACCAAAGTTTATCCATTCGAATTATCTTTAGTGAAGCCACCAAAAGAACCTGTTGCTCGTATTCAAGAAGGATATAACATGCAAGGTTTTGAGATTGAAAGAGATCCTAACAATTTAGTTAATCGAGTTTATCCTTTAGGTGCTGGTGAAGGCGTCAATCAGATAAATATAAAATCAGTGAATAAAAATGTCCCTTATGTAGAAGATTCACAGTCGATAAAAGATCACGGTTTAGTTGAATATGTTTGGGTGGACCAACGATTCACAGTTCCGCAAGCTTTAAAAGACAATGCAATCAACATGTTAAAAAAATGGGCACAGCCTAAAATTTCTTGGGATGTGACTGCGGCTGATTTATTGAAATTAACAGATGAACCTTTAAGCATTGATAAGTTAAGACAAGGAACTGTGATTATGATTAACACAGATGACTTTGGAAGTATAAATTTACGTATTAAAAAAGAGACAAAACAGGATGTATTCGGTGCCCCACAAGATATTCAGCTAGAGCTTGGTAATTTATCTGACGATTTTACTACGACAATGTCTGATTTGAAACGTAAACAGGAAATAAATGAGACATACTCGCAAGGTGCAACGAATATTTTGAACTATAGTTATCAAGATAACTGCGAAAAGGCCTACCCAGCAGAAATTGAATTCTTCTTAGATGATGATGTATTTCATGTAAATACTGTAGAACTGACTTTTAAAACTAAGCGCTATCGTGGCTACACAAAAGCCGTAAAAGGAGGCGGAGCTACGGTTAAAAGTACTTCAGCTGGTGGAGCTTCAACACAAACGAGTTCAGCTGGTGGCGGAAGTGTCGTTTCAAGTTCAGCTGGAGGAGGCTATTCTAGTGGATCCACCACAGGTGGAGGAGGAGGTAGCATTCAATCCAGTTCTGTAAATGGTCAAAGCTCACAAACAAGTTCAGCAGGTGGAGATCATAATCACCTGGTTGCAACTAATAATGGTAGCACTGAATCAAGTGCATTTTATCGAGAAATGGATGCGGGGTCAGGTATGAGATTTAGACTAATGTCGACTGCATCAACAGATTGGTACACAAAGACGAGCTCAGGTAATCATACTCATAATGTGACTACACCGGCACATTCCCACACAGTGAATACACCTAACCATAGTCACAATTTTAATATTTCTATACCAAACCATACTCACAGCATATCAGTTCCTAGCCATAGCCACCAAGTAAGAATACCGGCACATACACACCAAATTACTTTACCTGATCATAGCCATCCATTAGAATGGGGAATTTATGAGGCACCAAGTAGCGCAACTAGTGTTGATATAGTTGTAGATGGTACCACCATTCCAGTACACGATACTAGCCAACAAAGACTAAACATTGTTAATTACCTTAGGAAAACTAGTGGCGGTAAAATCTCTAGAGGTAATCATACAATCAAGATAATACCTAACAAACTTGCACGAATCGAAGCGCAAGTTATTTGTCGTGTTTTTATACAATCACAATTAGGAGGACAATTTTAAATGAGATTAACAGTAAAACTAATTAGCAAACAAGAAGAATTTATAATTAATGATGAATCAGGTAAAACGTTAGATGATTATTTTGCAGAACTGATTGATAATAGTTCGCCATTCATCAAGATAGGAAATCGTATTTTACAAAAAGCCACGATTGAATACATTAATGCAGAATAGGAGTGATGGATATGGCTATTGAACAAATCAAAGAAACAGATACGCTGAATCAAGGTCGAATTAAAATTAATGCTATCTTGGATCAATCAAACGCTTCATCTGAAAAAGTAGATGCGTATCAAGAAGAATTAAAAAACGGTGTTGATGATGCAAAGAAAATAGCTGATACCGCTGGTAAAGAGGCAATCAAAGTTGCTGAAGAAGCAGGGGCTCAAGCAAATGCAACGGCGAATCAAGCGATGGATAATGCTAATACGGCAATTACGATTGCAGGAAATGCAGTTTCAACGGCAAATAATAATAAACAAGAATTCGATGCTCTAAGAAATGATTTTGACAAGTTGGTCGGTGAAGCAGGTGATAGTAACCCTGAAATCGTACAAGCTAGAACAGATACTCAAGGAGTAACGCAACCGACATTAGCGACTCGATTACTGGTTGATTTTAACGATCGTATGACTAAAGCGGAAGGTGTATCATTACTGTCAGGAACAACAAATGTAAAAATTCCTATGGATTTTTCTGGGAAAACGGCAGGTAATACAGCAACTAATGCGCATCAATATTTTACGGATGTAACTGCTAAATCGCTAAAAAAACCAAAAGATATATGGAATGAAGTTTCTCAAGCAGAATACAATAAATTAGTAAGCCGTGATGATTCTGGAGTAAGTAGTGGTTCAACACAAACTGGAGTTATCCCACAACAGTTAGGTTCATTCAATGCTTTAGAAGCTGCAAAAAAATTAATTCCTCAAATTTTCGAAGGATTAAATCAAGAAGAAGCGGTATCTTTATTAAAAGATAGCTTTGTAGCGTTCACTATTAGCGAACGTGCTAAAGCAACTTCGCCAAACAACAAAACAATTAAAGTTTCTACTTACATTGAGTCAACAGATTCATGGGCAACTCAAATCCAAGAAAGCGCTGGAGAGTATAAAGATATATCAGCGCAAATAACAGACAAAAATTTCATTACTAGCGAAGGGGTTATATATCTAATTAATTATACAGATCCATCGAATGGAGTAACAACAGCTAATTTAGATATAGACTATTCAGCTATTCAATTAGAAATTAGTGTTAATGTCCAAAACGTTTTAGAAAAAAGTGGGTTTGTTAAATCAAAACAATTAAATGATCATGTAGACGATAAAGAAAATCCACATCAAGTGACAGCTGAGCAAGTGGGAGCATATAGCAAGACGGATTCTACTGATCTATTTATTAACAAAACTGAAGCAGAAAATGGATTGTTTGTTGCTAAAAAAACAGTTGTTAACTCGCAAGATTGGGATAAAATTCTAGATGCAGGTATTTACACCGTTTTTGGAGCTTCTGGAGCAAACAGACCTTATTCGGGTGCAGCTTATGGTGCTTTAGTTGTTTATGCTGATAATACATTTGTAAGTCAAACGTATATGTATAAAGGTGCAACATACACCCGTAGTCGTCAAGGTAGTCCAGCGGCTTGGACACCATGGAATAAAATGCTTGTGGAAAAAGAACAACCTTTTGAAGCTTGGTATTTGCCTGGCACTAATCATGCTGGATTCAAAAATAAAGCGAGGTACAGTTTGGGGCCGGAATTTAGCAACGTAGGTAATCGACTTGGATTATCTATGAAAAGCAATCCCTTAGAATGGAATAGTGGTCGATGGCAAGCAAAAGTGCTTAGAGACTGCAAGTTAAATGTAAGTGGAACTGTAAAATATCAAGTTGGCGGTTCGAGAGGTGTTCTATATGCTTATACTCATATAGATAAGGGACTAGATGCTGGGGCAAGTGACTTAGGTATTGGAGCGGCAGTCGGAGCTGTTGGCGGTTTGAATTATCAAAATGTCGCAGCCTTTGACTTAAACGTTACACTAAAAAAAGGCGAGTATTTTGCGTTTCGTTTAGAATTAGCAGCAGATAAGCAACTTGACTATACTCAATTATCGTCGATGCGTATTACAGAATTAGTATAGGTATTGAATTTTAAAATGAAGCCGTTTAGCAAAAAGCTAAGCGGTTTTTATTATTGGAGGAATTGTTTTGTCAAATGAAATTGTAGTTGCTGTAATAGGATTAGTAGGCAGTACATTTGGTGCATTTATTGGAGTTGTAGCTAGTGCCAATTTGACAGCTTACAGGATTGAACAGCTAGAAAAGAAAGTAGAAAAACATAATGGGGTAATTGAAAGAACCTTTAAATTAGAAGGTCGAATGCAAGAAGCGGAACATGACATAATAGAATTGAAAGGAGCAAAAAAATGATATTACCAGACAAGTATTACAAAATCATTAAATGGGGAGTGCTTACTGTGCTTCCTGCAAGTTCTGTTTTGGTTGCCACACTAGGCAAAGCCTATGGATGGCAGCAAACAGATATGGCTGTTTTAACTATCAATGCCATTGCAACTTTTTTAGGAGTAGTAACTGGTGTGTCAGCATATAATTTAAAAGACAAGGAGTAAACGAATGAAAAAGAAAATTTTAGTGGGAGCGTTAATCGCTCTATTTTTTATGCCTTTAAATGTATTTGCTGCAAAGGGTGATCAAGGTGTTGATTGGGCCATTTATCAAGGTGATCAAGGGCGTTTTGGTTATGCACATGATAAATTCGCTATCGCTCAAATTGGCGGCTACAATGCTAGTGGTATTTACGAGCAGTATACCTATAAAACGCAAGTAGCAAGTGCCATTGCTCAAGGAAAACGAGCACACACCTATATTTGGTATGACACTTGGGGAAACATGGATATTGCGAAAACAACGATGGATTACTTCTTACCACGTATTCAAACGCCTAAAAATTCCATTGTTGCTTTAGACTTTGAGCATGGCGCTAATTCTGATGTAAACGCAAATACAGAAACGATTTTGTATGGTATGCGCCGCATCAAACAAGCAGGTTACACGCCAATGTATTATTCATACAAACCTTTTACATTGCAATATGTAGATTATCAGCAAATTATTAAAGAATTTCCTAACTCTTTATGGATTGCTGCATATCCTAGTTATGAAGTAACACCAAGTCCATTGTATGACTATTTTCCAAGTATGGATGGTATTGCAATTTGGCAATTTACATCTACTTATATTGCAGGCGGCTTAGATGGTAACGTAGATTTAACAGGAATTACGGATAGTGGTTATACAGATACCAATAAACCAGAAACGGACACGCCAGCAACAGATGCAGGTGAAGAAATCGAAAAAATACCGAATTCAGATGTTAAAGTCGGCGACACAGTTAAAGTGAAATTTAATGTAGATGCATGGGCAACTGGTGAAGCTATTCCAGATTGGGTAAAAGGAAACAACTACAAAGTGCAAGAAGTAACTGGAAGCAGAGTATTGTTAGAAGGTATCCTGTCATGGATTAGCAAAGGCGATATTGAATTATTGCCAGATGCAACAATTGTTCCCGATAAGCAACCAGAATCTACTCACGTAGTGCAATATGGTGAAACATTATCCAGCATTGCTTACCAATACTGTACTGACTATCAAACCTTAGCTTCGCTAAATGGGTTGGCTAATCCAAATCTTATTTACCCTGGACAAACTTTGAAAGTAAATGGATCAGTAGTAAGCAATGTTTACACAGTTCAATACGGTGATAATTTATCAAGTATTGCATCTAAGCTTGGTACGACATACCAAGCTTTAGCACAACGAAACAGGTTAACTAATCTTAACTTGATTTATCCAGGGCAAACATTAATTTATTAGGAGAGTGGTAGTATGAAATCAGAAATAAAAAAACATATTCGTCAATTATTATGTGATTATAAAAAAATAGAAAAACAATTGAAAAAGTATGAAGATGCATTAGTTTACCCCCAATCTTCTTTTTCTTTATACTTTGAAGAAAAGTCAAATGAAAAAATAAGTTTGAACCAAATAGTTTTTCATAAGTTTTTTTTAAATACAGTTGAAGAGGTTTTATCAGATGCAACATCGGATGTACGTGATATTTTTATTTCTAAGTATAAAAATGGCTATCCACGTAAAAAGAATGAAATTGTGGCCTATGAAACTTATTTAAGTTTATCAACGATTAAAAGAAGGGATAGTGAATTCTTAGAGGAATTAGCACGACAATTAGGTTGGCTAGAAGTTTGAGCAAAAAAAAAGTGTATTTAGTTGTAGACTTTAGATAAGGACATATGTTCTCCATGGACGCATGGACAGAATATTAAGGAGGGGAATTATGGCAGACACATGGTTAAGTCCTCTTGCTGTTTCTTATCAAGCAACTCAAGAATGGGATGAACCTGATTATTTGAGCGGAGGGCAAGCAGGAATTCACGGAGGCATTGACTTAGCTCCAAAAGCAGGTACTAATCCACCTGTTTATTCAGCTAAATCTGGGACAGTAGAAGAGGTAGTACCAAATCATCCAATTGGTGGTAATTACATTGTTATCAGACATATGGATAACTACTGGACCTATTATGGACATTTAGCAACTATAAATGTATCAGTAGGACAACAAGTAACAAATCAAACGGTTCTTGGATTATGTGGAGCAACTGGGGGTGCCACAGGTATCCATCTTCATTTTGAAGTATGGCGTGGTGGTAAATGGCAGAGAATCAATCCACGAGAAGTAATTAATTTAGATGGATCTGGCAGAGACTCTAGTAATAACGGTGGCAATGGTGGAATTTATACAGGCGGAGCTTTATTAAATGCAGGAAAAAGCATTTCAGAATCAAATATTCGTCTAATCATTTCTGCTGGAAAAAAATATAATATCAAGCCAAGTTTTATGATTGCACAAATGTTTATTGAAAGTCATTGGGGAGATCCAAGCATTTCAATTGTTGGAAGTAAAGACAATAATTGGGCAGGAATTTCAGAACCTTTTAGCGTTCCAGCTGATTTAGGAATTAATATGAGTCGTGGATCAGCAAGACCAGTTGGTGAAGGTGGTTATTATATTCATTTTGCAACCATGAACGATTTTTTTAAAGCATATGCATTTGTATTATCAAAAAGAAATGGCTTATATAATGTTGAAGGTGCAAATTCAATTGAAGAATACTGTAAAGGCTTATTTCGCATAGGTGGAGCAAATTCAGACTATGCCGCGACAGGCTATCAAAATTATTTTAATATGTTAATACCAACTTATAATTCAATAAACAAACAAAATCCTGGTAAACTTGCACAAATTGATGCAAGTACTGAAGAAATTACTAATAATGGAGGACTGACAACTATGCAATGTTTATATGAACGACCAATTAATCCGAATACTGGAGCTTTAGATATAAATGGCTCAGCAACTACAATGATGTTTTGTAATGGGGTCAATACACGACGAGTATATCATAATGATGAAGTTAATATTGTTAAAGAGCTATATCGTAAAAACAATGGAAAAGAAATCCCGGTATATTATAAAAAAGATTGGCCTAAAACTTCGCCATGGTATATTCGACTAGAGGCAATGTTTCCAGTAGTGAAATGATTTTATGTAAATAACCCTATTCCTGATAGAATAGGGTTATTTTTATTAACAGAAGTTTGAAATTTATTTTGATAAATTAACAATTATACAATCATCTACCACTCTGATGGAATCTTTACTAGGCCAGACGTTCATTTCCGCTTGTAAAGCTTTGTGTTTTTCAAAATCTTCTGGTGTAGGATCATTAAAATTTAATCCAAATGTTTTCATATAGAGTAAAGTATTTAAACTAGTATGCACCGAGTTAGGCATGAATTCAAATAATGAAACACCGTTTGTTTCACCTTTTATATTCGAAACATTCCGAGGAGAACGATTTCCATACATTAAAAGTTTATAGGATTCAGGATTTTCAATTTCCATTGAATAAATGTTATTTGTAATCATTTCAGCAGTACGTAAATCTTCTTCCGCTGTTAGATACTCAGAATATTCTAGGTTGGTTGTTTCCCGAACTTGAATAAAAGTAAAGAGAATTACTATACCAATTAATAAATGTTTAAGCACAAAGTTGTATCCCCAGTAAATCATAATAAAGACGAGTAATAACGCTAAAACAGCAGGGAAGTTAGGTACTTCACCTCTAATTGCTGGACGTTTTCCACCTAAAATTGTAAACATGAGTGGAGTGATTAGAATACCTAACAAGGTAATAAAGATGAAAAAAACATTTTTGCGTTTTAGATAGGACATATTAATTAATACAATGACCAGTAAAAGAACACATATCAAAAACAGCGGTGTAAAAAAAGTGTCTCCGACTGGAGGGAAGAATAGTTCTTTGGCGTAATCTTTAATATCGTTGATAGAATCTATAAAGGGACGTTTGCCCCAAAGAATCATATTATCTAGATAGGAGCTTTCAACTTTTAAAACTTTTTTCGCTAACATCGCCATTAGTTGAGATAGAACGAGAGATGAAATAGCTAGTAGAATAAAATGGCCGATTTTGAAGGCATAGTCTTTAAAAGAAATTTTAAGATCATTTAACTGAGCAAAATACAATGCCATTAAAATTTTGAATAAAATTAAGGTACACGCAAATACAAAGAATGATTGATACATAGTAAGTGTAAACGTCAATAACAAAAAGCCAAATAATTTAAAAATTTTATTGGGAATATGGTAAATAGTAATGAGAGAAAGTATAACCAAACAGATACCTAATGAAAATTCAAAATTTTGTAGGACGAAGTAAAATTGTTCGCTAAATAATTGACTGGTTGGAAAAATACTCGGGATAATATATAAATACTTTTTGTTATAAATCTGCTTAGTTGAAAGATCAACATAATAGCATAACAAGATAGCGGCGATAGCAAAGAAAATAATAGCTAACAAATTTAAAAAATAAACATTTACATAGTTGTATGTTAAAAGCTTTAAAGCTACTAATCCTGGTCTACCAATGGAAACCCAATGTTTTAAGTAGCCTCTGTAGTTAGTCATTAAGTGCATAGTATCAATAGCGTAAGTATTGTTAAATAGTTTAATACCATAAGTAGCAAAGACCATCAAAAAGCTGTAGATAGCTAAGCCTTTGTTTTCTTTAAAAAAATATTTCAT